TCAAGTTTTTGTACCATGCTCTCTAGTACATCATATTTCTCTTCAGGCATTGATACATAATGTGCTTCAAAAAGACTCTTCATGCCATCCATGAAGGACTCGGTAATTTCAGTCTTGAGTCCACTCTCAACAGCGAGAGCATTCTCTTCTAACCATTCGGATGCAACATACTCTAGGTATGAGTCAACACGTTCGGTTAGTTCTAGTTTGATTTCTTCAATCTCTTCTGCGAGAGCAACAGCATAGTGCTCTTCTAGAACAGACTGAATTTCTTTGGTCTTAGCGTGAAGAGCGGCTTCAAATACAAGCTTTGCTTTTTCTCTGAATTCTTCAGAAAGCTCTTCTTCGCCAGAGAGGAGAGCATTTACGTCCTCATCGATGATCGAATCTACGTCTTCTTCTACGACTTCTTCTTCCGTCTCTTCAACTTCGGAAACTTCTTCCTCTTCGCCTTCTTCTGCGACGATTTCTTCACCCTCTTCCTCTTCAACTTCTTCCTTCATACCACCACCTTGACCAGGGGTAGCGACAGGAGTTGCAGAAGTTGCAGGAGCATCAGCTGCAGCAGCTTTAGCATTTACAACATCTTTAACTTGCTTAAGAGTTGCACCAGGAGTCTTCAGCATATTGCTGTTATCATCTGGCTTACTATTTTCTGGAGTAGGGCCTCCAAGATCTTCCCAAGCACCAGTTTGACCTGGAGTTGCAACAGGAGTTGCACTCTTTTCTGGGGAAGCCGGTGCAGATGCATTAGCATTTACAGCGGTTTTGGATTGTGAAGTGCCGGTTTCCATTTCTTGTAAATTCTTACCACGGGACATTTGTACTCTCCGATTACCTTTAGTATAATCTGTATTTATTTATAAATTATAGATTTGACAAAAACTCATGGAACAGATTCAATTTCTGTTCATCGAGTCTTCTTTGGTCTATAAGAGTATTTATTCTCTTTTGGGTTCTAGAAGCAAGTTGTTCACGAAGAATTCCTCCATCCCAGACCCACTCCTTACCTTCCATAATTCCAGAAACAAAAGCATCTGGGGCTGAAGGATCAGCGACGATATCAGCCGCAGTAGCAAGCATGAAATCTTCACCAACAATTTTGTGTCCTTCACTAGTTGTTTGAAGTGAACCAACACCACGAGAAGAAACACCAAGCATTACACCTTCATCTAAAAGTGAAGATGCAATCTTACCCATTGGAGTATTAAGAATTTGTGCCTTACCTACAAAATTATTTCCCTCTTGAACAAGAGAAGTGATCTTGTGAGAAACACGATCAAGGTTAACGGTAGGGCCATCGGGGTGTCCAAGTTCACCTAAAGCACGACCCTTAGCAACGAAGTTTTCGTTGTAACGATCTACTTCACGGGAAAGAACATTAATGGGATACATTCTTCCATTACGGTTCTTAATTTCTCCCTGAAGGAATACACCTTCAATGTAAAGTTTTTTACTAGCACCTTTTCCTTCGGTGATAATCTTTACATTTGTTACTTCTTCGGTAATTAGTTTCATGGTTCTTAGTTAGTGAGTCCTACTTTAGCGGCTAATACTGATGCAGAGGATGCAAAGATCACATCGGTTGATGCTTTCTGAAGAAACTCAACAGAAGCATTTGGCATAGTAAATGTAGAAGTTGATGCAGCGCCAACAGCAGTTGAAATACTGACCGTAGCTGCAGCACCAGAACCATTATAAAGTCTTACGCAGGTTGCTTCACTAATACTGGAAGCAGCCCCTGCTGTTGTTGGCATCGCAACTTCTGTTGCAATTATTTTTGTTCTTTGCATTGTTATAATAAAGTCCTATAATAGTTATTTATTATTCTGCGTCTTCTTCGTAGTCTTCAGACTCATCTTCATAAGAAACTTCATCAGACTCAACTTCAGTTTCCGGTTCCCCAAACATTGAATTAGCCACAACTGGTCTAATGATATCAATGTTTTCTGCAGATTTTTGCATCAAAATTTCTTTTATTTTATCACTAATGTCTGCGGGAGATTCATTAGAGATCATCATGTCAATAAGATCATCCATTTTTAAAAGTTCAGTGTTTACATGAATTTATTTAGGTCACCACTACATTTTGTCAAATACTTTGAGCCTTTCCTTCCCCACCAAATACATTCTTTTGCCCAATCCAAATAATTTCCATTAAAATTTTCTCTTTGGAAATTTAGTTTATATGTTATATTGTTGATCGTTATTGGATAATTTACATTTGGATCCGATATTGAAAAATACTGATGTGTTATTAATGAATCATCGAGTTTTATATCAAATATTTCTTCTACAAAACGTATTACCTCATCATAAAATTTTTTTTTATTCTTTGTTATTTGTATAGCCAATGCCTCCTCATCAACCCAAGTAAAATCAGCTTCTGGTAATAATCTATTCCAATGTTTTTTATTTTCGATTGCATCTATCAATGATTTTTTTGTTTCCATCAATTCAATACCCAAAATTGTTTTTGGATTATTGGTAGACCATTCGAATAATTTTGTGTAAAATTCCTTATATGATATGTTATGATTTTTTCTCAAATATCTAGAAAAATATTGAGTTGGTCCATATGAATGACATCCAACAATAAGAACTTTATAAATGAAAGATTCTATCCAATCTTCATAAGTCATATCTTTTGTTGATACCACTATCATATCTTCAGAAAAATGTTTAGAAGGAATTATGTATGCTGCATGACTTTTTGTTTTTTTTATTTGAAGTTCATGAGTTTTGACGTATCTACTATCTGCACACAAAGTATTTGGTAATACTTGTAGAGGATATATTCCAATAAATTTATGATGACCTGCTTCTAAAATTTCAAATATTCCATCCAAAAAAGATTCTTTAGTTTCTCCAGGTAATCCTAAAATAAGTTCAACAAAAGCTCCTATATTTTCTTTTTCCAGAGACTCAATAGTTTTCTTTGTAGTACCTAAATTCATATTTTTTCTCATTATATTTTTCAAAGTATTTTCATTCATACTTTGAAATGCCATATCCACTCCTCTACTATCAAGATCTACTTTCTGCAAAATTTTCATAATCTGAATATTATTCATTGTTTTGCTTTTAGCCCATGTAGCTGAATAATATTTTGGATAACCAGTTTTTAATTTTCTTTCTACTAAGAATTTTGATATTTCAATATCTCTTTCATATAACATGCCAAAATTGGAGTCTGCATTTTCTAGATAAACTATTTTATTGTCCGAACACCACTTGATTTCAGACTTTATCTTTTCTAATGAATGTGATTTAATTCTATTGAAATAGTCACGACCTTGATCACAATATGTGCAATGGAATGGACATCCTCTTGTAGTTTCTATTGTCGCTGTATAATTAAAATTGTCTGTTAAAAGATTGTCAAAAGACCCATCCAAGTATGGAGAAGGCATAGAATCAATATCAGATATCCTATCTCGTATTTCAGTTACATATGGAATGTCTTTGGATTGGTTAATTATACAACCTTTTATTTTTTTAAAGTCGGGTAATTTTTTTAAGTTTTCTTGTAATAACTCAGATATAGTTATTTCGCCCTCACCAGAACTTATAATATCAAAATATGGATAATACTTAAACCAATCTTTTATCGGAAATCCCCAATATGGAGATATTTCTTCAGATTCTTGTATAAATTTGTCATTATGTGGAACTTGAGGTCCTCCACAAATTACTAAACATTCTGGATATTTTAATTTTATATTTTTAATCACCTCACAATTCAATTCCCAGTTCCATATTGAACATGAGATTATTATGACATCGGGATTTAAAATTTCTTTTAAAATATCATTTATTTCTTGTTTATAAAAAAACCAGTTTTTTAAAGAATAATTTTTTATTATATTTTTTTGTTTTTTGCAATATGACCAAATTAATCCAGTGGAATATGGAAGTCTTACCTGATTTTGATAAATTTCATTTAATTCAAAAATATATAAATTTTTCATTTTTTAAATTTATTATTAGATTCTGCCTCCTTTAGGCATAGTGGCTTTTGGAGCTTCTTGAGTCGGAGGCATTTCTGCAACTGCAGTATCAGCTTCTGGACTCATTGGAACTTCTCCCATTGCAGGTTGTTCTGCAGGTGGTTCTTGACCAACAGGTAACCCAGTCATTGGATCAACATCTGGAGGAATTATACCTGCTTCTTTTTCTGCTACAATTTGTTGATCAATTTCAACAATTTCTGCATCAGTTTGTTTGAGGACATTTCTTCTGATATAATCAACAGAGAAATACTTTCCAACATAAGGTTCTGCAACTGCAAGAACATTCAATCTATTTTGAATGAGTTCTGCTTCTTTTAACTCTGCAAAATGATTATCATATACAAAGTCAAACTGGATATGATCTGATAAAACTTTCCAATCTTCTGGAGTAACGATATTTTTTAGGATAAGTTGAGTCTTCAACATATCCATAAAGAGATGTGAGAATCTCTTTCTCATTCTTCCTACGAACTTTGTGAACTTAATTTCATCTCTCAGGATTTCAGAAGAACGGCCAAGATTGAAACCACCTTCTCCACCTAGACGAGACTCGGGAACTCCAAGAGCTCTGAAAAGTTTCTTCTGGAAGTAATTAACGTCAGTAAGTTCTCCAAGATTTTGTCCACCAGGTAGTGTAGAAATTTCAGTTCCTCTACCACCTTCTCTTCTTGGAAGCCAAAAGTCTTCCAACATAGACATCATTTTCTTATCATCACGAATCTCTCCAGTGTTCGCATCGTATACCAACTTATTGCGATAACGAGTCATAACATCACGAAGATATTGCTCCGCTTTAATCTTTGGAAGATTACCTACATCAATGTAGAAAATTCTTCTTTCTGGGGCTCTTGATAATCTGTAAATTACTAGAGAGTCCTCAATCATTCTAAGTTGATTGAGTGCCTTAATTGCTTTATGTAGATATGAAAGAACTACTTGTTTGTTTCTATCCACCAAACCAGAGTGAACATAAGTAATGGCATCTTTGGAAATTCTTGCAGCACCACCTACAGCATTTTTAAAATTACTGGTTCTTTGTCCACCTCTGGTATTTGGATCATATTCATAAAACTCCTCAACTTCAGGAGTTGTCATGTTAGGAATTCCAGATTTGTCTCCCGCAACCATGAAAGATGGATTCAAAACATGTTTACCATCTTTTTTAATTTTTCTTACAAGTTTGATCTTCATCGGATCAATATATCTGACCTCTTTAATTCCTTCTTGAGGTTTTTCCAAATCAATAACTTTATGATAGTAGATTCTTCCATCTACATACCAATTTCTCATAATCTCATGACATCTCTTATCAAAATCTAAGATTTCTTTGATGTATTTAAATTCTTGTCTAATTATGTCCTTTAACTTATCTGAGGCAGGAACATTCTGCAGATCAATCTGGACTGGAGAATCATTTTGATCAGAAACAATCGCCTCATTAATAATATCTTCAATAGCTCCATCAACTTCTGGATGGATAGCCATTTCACGATATCTTTTGATTAAATCATATTCAGACTTATAAACTCCTTCAATATCAACGTATTGTCCATAAAAACCACTAGACACATAAAAGTCCGAAGAATCTTCTTGATTCTCCGGAACAGGAGAGACGATAGATTTTTTAGATCCATCGTCCCCCGAGTCTTGGATTTTAAAACCAAATAATTTAGGCATTACTCAAGTATAAACTCTATTTCTATTATTTATGATGCGTTTAATACTTGAGGATCTGTACCTAACTGGGTGTTTCCAGTAGAATCTAAAGCATCCCACCACTGAACCTGAAGATCTACAGTAAATTCTTCAATAGAATCTGTAGAATCATAAGAAAGATCAATGGCACTTACTGATGTTGGGAAAATTCCATAGAACTTATATGCCTTAAGAACAGGAACACTGTCCCCTGGAGTTGTAGAAGTTGGATTTGTAACATCAGAATTTGCTGATGCTACAGAAGATCTACCAAATTGTTTTACAATAGCATCTCTTTGATATTGTGCAGGATTGATTAAACCAGAGTTATCATCATGTTTGTTGATTGCATTCATCCACTTTTCAAAAGCAGTTCTTAGTGTAAAATCAACATCATTAATTACTGTAATTGTCCATACATCAAAAGTTCTATCTCCAGCAATTTTGAGATTTCTTCCTCTAAATGGAACTTCAATAACACCAACAGTGGAAGCAGGTAGATTTGCAGTTTTAATCATAAATCTGGATAATTCACTAACGGATCTAGTTTGATCCGAATTTTGGTTGTCAGAAGATGAAGCTGCGGTTGCAAATGATGGGAAATTTAATTCAACCTCAAACAGGTTTGGTCTGGCTCCACCACCAATTAGTCTTGCTTTAAAATCTTCTAGTGTTCTAGAACTAAAGCTGGGAGTATTTGAAAATGCCATTTGTTTTTACCTCTACAGGAATTGATGTGTTAATTTAGAATTAAACGGTTCCAACAACCTCTTCAAAGCTAACTCCAGTTCTGTTAGCAACGAAGGTTAAACCGATGAAGTTGATCGACCTTGCTGGTTTGACAAAGATGTCAGCCCTAAATTGGTTAGCGTCAATAACATCGGGTGTGTTATTTGACTCATCACATACTACAAGGAAATCAGTAATTCCTCTCTTTGCCTTAACGTCACGAAGATATGGTTCAACAATATTAACGAAATTAGTTCTAGTAATTACATCGTTAAATTCAAATAGTTGAGCTCTTGCAGCTCTTTGAATTGTAGCTTCAAGTGTGAGGAATAGACGACGAACGTTAATTCTGTCAAATGCAGATGAATAGGATAATCCAGTCTTGTCTCCGAAAAGAATAATTCCAGCTCCAGGTGAGAATACTACTGGGTTAATTCTCTTAGGGTAGAGTAGATCTCTTTGACTCTGTGAAGGATTATATGCAAGTTTTACAGCATTATTAATTACTCCTCTAGCTGATCCAGCTGGAGAGAACCATGGATAATTGTTGATAGATGTTCTGGCCATCAATCCAGCAATATCCCCATTTAAAGGAACATATCTAAATTGATTATTAAATCTATCAAACATATACTTATAACCAGAATCAAATACTGCATATGAACTGGAAGATACGGAATCATAGAAACTGATGATATTTGATGTTTGACTATCACTATTAGTTACATTTACAACTCCGGCTTTATGTGGAGAAATTGTTACCACACAATCTTTTCTTTCCTCTGCAATTGAGATCAATCTATTTGCTTTTGCTTGAGATTCAAAAATAGTATCTCCACCACTTGGACCAGAAATAATGAAGTTTACGTCTATTTCGCTTGGATTCTTAAATACTTCATAAGAAGAGAGGAGATCCGCCAAAGTAATATCCATTCCACCAGTTGCGGATGAATAATCATATCCACTAGAAAAACTATAACTTTTTGATCCTACACAACCAAAATTAATACCTGTTGCATCTTGGCCCCATGCAATAGATCCACCAGAAGTTTGACTATATCCATCTAAAGATGTAAATCTCACGCCTGTTACAGAATCTGAAATTCCTGCAAAAATGTAATTTGAATTACTTGCTAGATATGTTTTGTAGTAAATATTTTGAGATGGAGAGATTCTAGCATCAGTAGCTTTAGAAAGATTGGTAAATTTTTCTAAGATATTACCTGAAATTCCTGTTACGGATCCAGAATCATCAACTACAACAACGTGTACCTCATCATTTTTTCCATTTCTTTCCAAAGAGTACTGAGAAGTACCGGGTCTTGGTGCAATATTCTTCCAGTAAACAGTCGAATTTGTTAATCCAAGTGTTTGTTGATTATACCAATCCGAGACTGTATTTGCTGCGGTAGCTAATAAACCCTCACCATTTGATAATGTACTATCAATAGCATTTCTAGTATATCTAACCACCATTGTGGTAGAAGCAAAAGTAACAGGAGAAGAATTCTCTACAATAATAGCTCCACTGGTTGTCGCTAATCCCACAACTCTACTTGAATATGATCCATTTAAAGTCTGAATAAGATCCCCAACGTAAATTGCACCAATACTTACACCAATGGGAACGCTAATAATTGTAGATCCGATACCAACTGAAGCGTTATTTGATAATCTTAATTTTTCCAAGGAAGTTGCGGTTCCTACATTATCAAATGCTTGTAAATAAACTCCTGTAGATCCATCTGGAATTCTATTCAATCCGTTTTCTGAGTAATCAATGGATGAATGAGTTCCAGTTGCATTATCATATTTACTAACAATTTTTACATCAATACTTCCTTCATTTACTTTGGTTACTAATCCTTTGATGTAACCAGAGAAATTTTCAACTGTACCGGAAGAAGTTACATAAGAAGTAGATACTCCTGCAGTAATTGCATATCCAACTGCAATTCCAAATGTACCTATGGAAACTCTTTGATCTGCAAAACTGTCAATAGTACAAACTTTTAGTCCATTAGCCCAAGATCCTGGATCTCTAGCTGCATAAATCCAATCGGAATCTGTTTGATGATTATTTGTATAATCTTCTGATGAGGTTATTTTAAGAGAAACTGGGCTGGAAACTGGGTAATGTGCATTGACCAGATTCGAAGCATCAGATCTAACAACTCTTAAAACTCCACCATAAGAAAGATATGAAGAAGCGGTTAACCAATACTCATATTGACCATCTTTATCTGATGGTTTTCCAAAAGTATTAAGTAAGTCTTGCTCAGTTTCTACTAAAACTGGAACACCAACAGGTCCTTTTACAAATGGACCAGCAATAACTGCAACCTGATCATTTACCGCATCAATTCTACCTACAGTAAGATCAACTTCTCTGACTTTTACGCCTGGCGATACTAAGTTTAGCGACATTTCTTTCCCTCTAAAGAAGTTTCATTTAAACTACAAATATTTATTATTTGCTAACTTTACATTGGGGAAACCGCCAATGAACAAATTTACCAGTCCGGATAACGCCAAGATAAGTCGTCTTGTTTGCGTTTCTTTGTTTGTTGGCGTTTATTGGTAATTCTTTTTATCGTACATATTTTACATTCATATGAATATGCAGATTGTATATCTCCTCTTCCTTTTCTAGTCAAATAAAATCCATCTATAAGGTCTTTTATTTCTCCACAAACCCTACACTTTCTTTCTGTTAGAAATAAGTGTTCTAGTTCAAACTGATCTTCAATATCCATTATCGGTAATCCCACATGTATTGACTGTCTCCATATTCATCAACATGCCAACGATTGCCATCTTCATCAACAAAACTTTCATTACCTTCTAGTCCATCTGTAATAAATCCAAATGGAGCCATATCTTGTTCGATCTGATTCTTCTGTTCTTCATAAATTCTCTTACGGACATCATTATCCGTCATTTCTTTGAAGTATGGTTGCATAACCAACCATGCAAATATAACTAAGCACATTGCGAGGTCATCATTACATCCATCTTCAGCCTCAAATGAATTTGCCTTTTGAATAAAGGTCGTCAATTCACTAATTACATCATAATCTTTAATAAGTAATTTATCATCTTCAATTAATGTCTTGAGATTCATGCATCCAATCTTTTTGACATTCTTGGACATTTTGACTCCCATCTGAGATTTTTTTCCAGAAAATCCTTGACCTACAAGTTGACCCGCTCTGCCTCTCATGGTACACATAAGGACATTATCGTATTCCAAATCCATGTGGAGAATCTGACCTACTTGTTCGCCAATATCATTAACCTCAACTAAAATATAAGCCTTATTATAAGCCATTGCAAGATCTTTGATGATGCTTGGAAATAACATCGGTTTTATCTGATTATTTCTATACTTTCCAACTAATCTATATGGAAAAGTAGTTGTATCACAAATAGTAAATGCGGAATAATCTTTTTCCACTCCACGAGCCACATCAACGGTAATTACATAATTGTGGTCTTTTTGTGGTTCTTCATAGATATCCAATCCTGCATTGCGTTTGATTGGATCATCATAAACTAAGGATCTGAGTTTAGCTGCAGATACAAGAGTATCAACAGATCCTAAGAATTCGCACTCAAACTCAACTTTGAATTGTTGCTCACTGGTGTTTGCAATAGTCTGTTTCTTCCAGTTTTCATCTCTACCTGGAACTTCAGACCAATGTACATCTGTAGGTACATACTCGTTCTTACCCCTCTCCGCATCATGCCAAATGCGGTAGAAGTGGTTCATACCCTTTGGGGTAGAAACAATTAAGACTTTCGTGCTTTTACCTGACGAAATAGTAGGATATACAGAGGCAAAGAACTCGTCAGCAATGTGATTCGGGATGAATGCGAACTCG